ATGGATATATTATCGTAATGGATAGATGGGTATATTCTAATATCTACTATCAAGGTATACGAGAATTACAAACACTAAGAAATGATTTATCAGTAGAGAATCTTAAGTATTATTTAGAATCAGATAAGTTAAAAGATTTCATGAGTAAGTATGATAATATTATTTATGATGAAATGGATTTACCAGATACTGATTTAATGCTAAAGATGATTCATGATAAACGAACTACGAAAGAATTGATTCTTAGTAGAAATTCCGATAATGATATTAATGAAGGAAACTTTAAGTATTTAGAATTAGTGAATGAACTATTTAAACACTTATTCATTAATAAGAGTTATTGTGTAAAGGAAATTCGATTAGATAAGACTAATAAGGAATTCCGCACAGAAGATGAAATCTTTAATGAAGTTAGATTAGAATTTGAGACTAACTTTAGATATCATTTAGATAAATGGAGATTGAGTAATGAGAATAATTGATAGAATTAGAACTTACTTTACTCGAGAGGAAATTGAAGATAAGAAAGTAGAAGTAATTAAGAATGGATTAGATGTAATTCTTTTATATTGTAATTACTTTGATACTCACTTGGATAAGATTAATATTGTATTTTATCTTGACTTTGATGAAGATAAAGTAAATATCTTAGACTTAATGAAGTATGGAAGATATGATAATAATACACATATCTTTGTAACTTCATATAGAGATTTATTAAATATGCGTTTAGAGAATAGAAACTCATTAATTGTAGATGAATTCTTTGCACGTATAAGTGATGCATTAAACTTAGATACCATAACGAATATTAGAGCAGAAGAACGTGAAGTATCGGATGCATTGTTTAATATCATTAAAATTTATGCTGGATATAATGATAGAAAAATTAAACTTAAATGTGGAGTAATTGATTCTCCGAATGACTTTGATCATTATGCATGTGAGATAAATAGACTTATTGGTAAAGAAGTTGATTTTAGACCATATACTTTGATTAAGATGAATTTGATAGAGATTCCGTTTTACTTCTTAGCATACATTGCTCCGTATGCTGAAAACTTATTAGTTAATATTTGTGAAGAACGACCACATGAGTTTGTAAGCAATGACAATTTCATAGCTTCCTTTGAGGGACGTTCCGCAAGTGTTAATGAAACCATTGCGATATATAATGTAATTAATTATGCGAATACATGCCCTGAATTGATACGTAGCAGTATACTTCCACAGGGGTGTGCGTTAAACGTCGAATTTACGATTACACTAGATCGTATCTTCACCTGTTTAGATAAGTCTGAGAGCGATGTTTTTAAATCATTCTTTAAAAATGAAATATTATTACATCTTTTCACTGAAGAAGATATAGATAATCTTTCATATACTAGAAAGAAGACTGATGAAGAAGTTCAAGATGACTTTGATAAAGAAATAGATGAAATTATTTTAATTGATGATGAAGGAGGTGATGAAGATGAAGACTGATAAAGATTGCAAGTTCATTGCAACTATTGTAAATAGCCTTAAAGATGAATCTTGTACAAGATTTAGATTGAAAGCAGAACCATTGTCTTTTGATACTGGAAGACACCTAGATATTCAGATGATTTCTTTATATATTTCGTCTGAAGAAATTAGTGTAGTATTTAGCAATGGTTATATTAGAATTGATTTAAATACATTAGACAGTGATGTAGCTGGTAATACATTCGCTGATACTGTGGAGGTTTCTAAATTATTAAATATCATTGAGACAAAAATATTGTTAGCTAATATTAAAGAGGAGAATAGAAAATGAAAGTACCTGGATTGAATATTGATTATAGTAATGACACTTTTTATTATTCATTTGCATTTTATTCTAAGAATGAAGAGCATTTGAATAAAGTAGTTGAATCTTTTGCTGAGTATTATGATAATGATATCTTTCACTATAGTCATATAAACTTTAAAACAAATGATAAGTATTATTACACAGGTTATATATTGAAATTTGATAGATACAAAGAAACTTTCTTTGAATTAGAAAATCAAATGCAAGAAGCTGGTATCATCGACGTACAATTTGATTATCGTATTATGACTCATAATGATTTCATTATCTTTGAAAGTAACCCATATACTAAATTCTTATCTAAGAAGCATTATATCGCTGTATTCTTTAACGATGATGATTTAATTGATACAAATATAACTGATTACTATGGAGTCAAACAATATCTTATTGATAAGAATATCCCTCAAGATACTATTAATAAATTTGATAATGCTGATACATTCCCAGAGAAGAATAAGATTCTTGATAAATATTATAAAGATAATAATATTACTGAAGGAAAACTATATTTTGCAGCATCCGATAATCATTATATTAGAACTATGTGGGATAGATAACTATGGCAAACTATGCATATAACAGTATAACTTTTGTAGTACCAGCTGAAGAGAAAGATATAATTGATTTAGAGTTCTTAGCAACCAATATCAATTATCTCTTCAATAAAGATACTCAAGTTAACGAAATAACTCAAGCTATATCTGAAGCTTATGAGAAACCAATATATAACTTTGATAGACGTGATAACTTTTGTTGGATAGATGATGATGGTATTTCTTATAATGAAGATTATAATGAATATACTTTCGATATATCCATAGAAAGTGCATGGTCTCCAGTTATTGATAGAATTACAGAATGGGTTCAATCTATATATCCAAACGTTAGCGTTCTTGGATTATGTGAAGAACCAGGATTTGAAATCTATATCAATACTGACACTGAAGGAAAGTATTATCAAACTAGATATCGACTATGGCTAAATGTTGAAGATGGAGATATTAAAGACTATTATTGTGATAGTATAGAAGAGTTAGTTGATTATCTTAGCTTATTTATTGACTTTGATGAAGAACCAAAAGATTTGTCTGAAGTTCAAGCTAAAGTTAATGAATACAATGAATCAGATAAGAAGATTAGTGGTATAGAATCTGCAGAAATCTATGAATTTGATTCAGAAGATGGTTGTACATTTGCTGAGATGGATCAGTTCATTCCGCAACCTAAAAATTAACATTATGATAACCCTACTGAAAGGAGGTTATCATGAGAAATCCTTACTCTTTAAGTATGGTACAGTCAAGTTCTAATGAACCAGAGGTTATTAAACTTACTAATATTCCTCCATATGATTTAAACGATTGGAACTTGGCTGACCAAAAAGATTTCAAGAAATTCTTATCAGAGTTAGAGAAGTCAGTACGTGGATCATTTGAATACCAACAGTATATCCAATATCTACGTAACTCATTCAATATGAACAGTTGTGCGTTTTACAGAAACGTATCAAACGTTCCAAATCCTAAGATTAAGATTCATGTACATCATGATCCAATTACTCTATATGATATCTGTACAATTGTATTCCGTAAGAGACAAACTCTAGGAGAACCAATTGATGAAGAATCTATAGCTAAAGAAGTAATGTGGAATCATTATAATGGATTCGTTGGTTTAATACCATTATCCGAAACAGCTCATGAATTAGTTCATGCAAATTACTTATTCGTACCATGTACTCATGTATTTGGTGATTATAAAGAATTTGTAAATATGTATAAACAGTTCTTTACACTAGATCAATTAGATCTCCTCAAAGATATTGAAGATGCATCTGCATTGTATACTAGTGATAGAGCTAAGCATTTATTTGAACAACGGTTTACGTATGTTGACGACAGTGGAGCTTATGATTTACCAGATAAACAAAAGATTATTCAAATGCTCAATGAACGTAAACAAGAGTTATATAATTCTTTATAGTTTTATTTAAGTATAATAATTCCAACATATAGATAATTAAAAGATCACGAAGATTTGTATACAGCAGTAGATGATTAGTCTACTCCAGAGTACAAATCTGATCTATTGGAATTATTATCTAATGAGGTAAGAAAATGAAATTTGACGTTTTAAAAGAATTATCAGAAAATTACAAATTAGAAAATACTGATTCCAATGCATTGCAAGAAATGAGTCATGATCTACATGATATTCTAGAACAAGTAGAAGAACTTCAAGCGGCTCCTGAATTCCCAGTTGCGGCGGTTCCAGTTTTTGAAGCTGCGAAGGAAGATGGTTCTAAAGTTCTAGTGGTAGATGCCTACGACCTAGCTCGATATATGGAAT